TTTATTTTGATTATGTTCACTACCAACTCTTTTATTTAATAATGTTACTTGAGTTCTAAATAATCCGTTACTATATCCAGCCTCATTTATTAATCTTTCAATATCTACAAAATATTCAGCTGGTTTATTTGATGCTTGTTCTCTTGCTATAAGAATATATTTTCTAATGTTTTCTACATCTGAAATATTTACATACCTAACCATCTTTCCTTCTTCACCCTGTGGTAATTGGTTATCTCCTTGGTCATAAAGAATAAATTCGATTGTATCAGTTACTCCTCTACCGAAATAAGAAGGTAAGACTCCTCTTTCAAAGATTTTTCTATCTTTGATATCAACTCTCTGAGCTACTTTGTTTAATACTTCTTTGTAATTCTTTATAGCCATTATTATCCTCTATGATGTGTGTTCTTATAATATAAACTAACTTCAGCGCCAGCTGCTTTTACTCTCAATGTTCCTTTGTAATCATTTTTCTTTCTACCTCTTCCGTTTAGAGCTTTTTTACCTGCAGGTCCGCACTTTACAATTTTGTTTTCACCTGGTTGTAATGTTACGTCAGGTGGTGGTACTAGCCACTTATCTCCATCTCTTGTAAAGGTAACAGTTATTGGTTCTGTAAATGTGTTTAGTAATTCAATATTTGGTCCATTTTTCCAACCAGTGTTTCTTGTTCCTCTTCTTGTACTATAGTAATATAATTCTGCAGAAGTTGAATCAGATGATTTTGGAGTACAATTAACAGTAAACTTATCTCCACCCGCTTCTGCCCCTGCAGCTAATTGAGCTGTCTTACCAGCAACTTGCTCTTCCAATGTACTAACTTGCTTAACTAATGCTTCTTTTTGTGCAGTTAAACCTTCTACTTGTGCTTCCAATGAAACTCTTTCAATTGCTTCTGCTACTGATTTTGCAATAGCTTGTTGTAAATCTGTTACGGTGTTTGAGTATTTATCTGCTAATGCTTCGGCACTATTTTCTGCAACAGCTACTCTTAATTCAGCTGAATCTAATTCGGCTTTTAATCCTTCTATTTGTGATTCTAAATCAGATACCTTAGCTCTAAGGTTATCTATTATTGATTGTAATTCTTTTTCTCTCTCCAAACAAGCATTTAATTGAGCTAAAAGAGAATCATAGTCTTCTTGTAAAACTACTGCAGCTAAATCTTTTGGCTTATCTCCTATAAGTTCATCTACTACAGTATCAACAGCTAATAGAAGTTGTTCTTCATCGTATTTTTTTCTATGAAGTCTACCGCTCATCTCACCATCCATTGAACCATTCTTTTTCTTCATTTGCTCTGCAAAGAAGTTATGCCTTCCATATGGGTCTATGGATTTGATGGCTTGTGAACCGCTTGTGGTAAGTTCGTCTATTCTTGTTTGTTTGTCTAATGCCATTATTCAGTTACTTCAAATATATAATCATCATCGTGATATTCTATAGAACCACTTCGTTCTATTTTTAATTCTACCTTATAACTTCTGTTTACCTCAAAGTTTGTTAAATCTAACTTAATCCTACTTTTATTATCATAGGTACTAATCTTAGAGTAATCACCATAAGGAATAATGATATCATTACTTTCATTATCTCTAATTTGGTAGAATGATGATGTTGGAAGTAAACTGCCTGTGGAGTATCCGAATGTATTGCTAAATGTTTTTTGTGGATACAATTCTCTTGCGAATACCTCTATATCACCTCTCCAACCAAGTTTATAAGATTTTTTTAATCGTTTTAATGATACTTTGTATTCTTCTGCTAGTGCGGTTAATGAACCTGTTTCATATTGACTATCATCCCAACCAATTCTAATTTTTGGTTGATATATTGTATGAGTTTCTTTACTGAAGAATTTTAGTTGTCCATAATCAACATCATCATTTTCCTTAGTTGAACTATGTTTTATGATAAATCCTTCATTTGAATATCCCCCATCTATCCAGAATGATAAAGATGAAGAAACATCTACTATTAAATCCGATGATTCATAATCATATGATTGAGTTACTTGAGAACCAGTGTACCACATTCCTCCTTTTCCATCATCAGAACCTGTAGCGCTTCCACTGTTAGGTACACCTGATGGTAACCAATCTGAACCACTATCTCTATAGTTCCAAGTTACTCCATCAATTGATATGTCATCAAAACGAGTTCCAACTCCCATTTCCCAGCTTTGTGATACTGGATTTATTTCTAATGAATAATTTAATGCAATTTCTGATGGTTCTGTTTCTCTCATTACCAATTCAGCAACACTCATTGTTACATCCCCATCAACTAAACTTTGTGATAACGTATTTGTATCGAATTTAACAAGAGAACGGGCAACATCTTTTAACGAGCCATAATAAATTTTAGACACTTCTAATATCTCATCCAACCCAGTGTTCTGAGTTGGTTGTTGTTGAAATATAGTTGCATCTTTAGATGCTGTTAAAAAATAATACATTATACAACCCTCCCCCTTATATCTTTATCTGGATATTTAACTTCGAATACACACGGGTCTAACGAAGGATATATTTGTTTATTCTTCGTTGCTGCCAATACATCATATTCATTTACGGAATAACCCGATGCCGTACCACATAGATTTTTAAATTCAGTCTTAACAACCGATTGTACTCCTTCTATGTTTCCTATTAACATTTCTACATCTCCAATGTTAATTGGCATATTAAATGTCCATTTATCTATTTCAAAATATTCTTTAAGAGCAGTAATACAATTAGTTAATACTTCTCTTTTATTATAATCTCCATATACTCTAACATCGAAATCCAAACCTATGTTTACTACAAATCCATCAAGGAGATTTACACCATCGGTTAACATTCTATGTTCGCTTAAATATGTTTTTAAATTTTCTTTTACTGCTCTATTAAGAGAAGCTAATCTTTTGTTTGAATCATATCCTAACACATATAGATTTACTGCAAAAGGATTATTTTTTTCTTTTATGTTTTGTTTTTTGTTTGATAAGAATTTAGTTATTGATTCTTTTATCTCACCATCTTCAACCTTTCCATCAGAAACTATATCTTGTACTATTCTGGAAAATTCATCTAATGCGGTTGGTGATGCTAAAACTGATGATGGTGAATTATCATCCAATCTACCATCAGCTTGTACGAATGCTTTTGTAATATTACCAAACTTAGGTGGCATGGATAATGCTCTTACTTGATAATCTTTTGCAGTTACTGCTCTATTCTGAGCTCCAAAATTTGCTATTGCATTTTCTCTAATCTCTTCTAATGTTTCTGCTCCTCTACCACCAGTTGCTGGTTGGTCGTTATCTACTGCTAAAGAGTTCTTTACTGTTGTGTATAAGTTTACTGCTGTTTGGTCGAATGAAGAGGTATCCTCATCATATTCTACTTTTGTTATTCTTTTTATTGTATTTGCTGCTACATTTGATTTAACTCCACCACCAACTAAATACTTAACAGTCATTGTTGTATTCTTAGGTGATTGTCCATAAGATTTAGTTAATAAGAAATTTGATGGGTCGAAAGATGCTCCTAACTTATCTATTGAATTTGGTAATCCTAATCCAACATTTTTAAATGTAGGTATCATTAACTCATCATTTTTTCCTGCATCCCCACTACCAAATTGAATTGATGTACTTCCATTTGGGTTTGTTACTGCTTTAAATCTTCTAGGAGTTTTTATTACTTTTAATATTTGTGGTACACTATCTCTAAATTGAAATAAATCTTTATCTTGTCCTTCAGTATTAGAATATTCTACATATACCATTTCTTGTCCCAAATAAGGAACTTTGTAATATTTGTTATTGTTAGCATCTCTTACATCAAATATATCAATAACATTATTATCAGGAATATCTATTTTCGCATTTTCAGATTGAGTTGCACTAAATGTAATTTCAATCTTTTTCTCTTCGGCTGAAATAACATCAACATATTTTTTTACTAAATAAAATTTAGGATTATTTGTATCTCCATCTCTTTCATATATTGTTGTTTCTCTATCTGTTGAATCTGCAAAATCTAACAAATCTGTTGTTCTAAATTGAACACCATCTGCATCCAACTCCATACCTTCTTTAATTCTAAGGTAATAATCTTCATCTGGCTCAAATGCTAAATCTCCCGATGAGACTGGGTTTGTTAATCTTCTTGATGGTACTAATTGGAACACACTTAGTTTTGTTGTAGCTGGTGATGTGACTTTTGGTCTGTATCCCATCATCTTTGATAGTTCAAAAATATTTTCTCTATCTTGTGCTGTTGTTAATAATGATTCTCTAAGTGTATCATCTATATAATATCCTAATACATCTCCAATATAAGATGCCATCTCTATAAACATCATACCTGGTGATGATTCATTAAAATCATTATATGTAGTAGGGAAATATGTTTTAGCAAACTCAATTAGATTTTCTCTAAAATCTACAAAGTCTTTATTAAGGTATTTTATATCTCTACCTTTATTCTTAAAATCTTTTATTTGATTATTTAATGCCATCTTACTCCTCTACTAAAAATGTTACATTTCCTAATTGTTGTTGTCCTTGTTGTTTAAATTTAATACTTACTTTAGCTTGATTATTATCTGTATATTCTTTACTAACATCCACATCAATATCTTCTACGATTACATAAGGTAACCACTTTTCTAATGCTTCATTAATTGTATTCTCAACATCTTCTTCGAATCTCTCCGTAGCTGGGTTGAATAATAAATCGTGTATTCCACTTCCAAACTCAGGTTGAAATATTCTTTCACCTTTTTTAGTAAGTAATAAATTTTTAATATTAGATTTAACCTGGTCAAAAGTTTGGAAGGATTGTCTAAAGTATCCTGTCTCTCCTTTTTGAATAGGTAGAGTTATCCCTACTGCAAAGTTATTGAACTCTTCAGTATCTATTACAATCTTTTTTGATAACTCATATGCCATAATTAAGCTCCCGGTCTAAATCTTTCTTTGTTACTCATAGCTTTTACAAGCTCTGTATTGTCTCTATTTAAAATCTTATCTAATCCTGCTAATCCAGTTTGTACTCCCAATCCTTTAGGACTTGCTCCTCTTCCTTGAGCTTGTAAATCTCCATAACCCATTTTTTGAGCCATAGAATCTTTTAATCCTAAACTAACACCAACTGGTGCTTCACTTCCCATTGGAACATTGTGTGTACCAAATGATACAGTTTTATCTATATCTGGTTCTGCAACTGCTGTTTGGTTTAGTACTTCATTCAATATTGCATTCTTAGTATATTTTATTTCTTCAGAAGATTCTGTATTAGAATTTTCTGCTCTATCTTTTTCTAAAACTGCTTCAGCTAAAGAAAATGGGTCAACATCTTTAGTTTCTTTTTTAGAAACTTTAGTTTGTTTCATACGTTTCTTCACTTCTTCCTCTAATATTTTTGGAAAAGTGGTTTTAAGAAATTGTTCTTGCTTCTTAGCAACTTCAACTTCTACAAGTGATTTTATAACTTTTACTAATTTTTTAGAATCCATAATTTTTCCTTTGTTTACTACTATAAATATACGTTAATTATATTTTACTTTAGATTGGGACACTCCAACATCTTTCTCCGTTCTTTTCAGGATTTTGGCCTACATAATAGTTTCCTTCAAATTCAATAACATCTCCACTGTTAAATAATCCTCCCTCTTCATATTTTTTTACCGATGTTGAACCTGGTGGTGGAGTATCTCCTAAACTTTGCCAATCAGAAACAACTGCATCTTCATCATCCTTATCTTTATCTAATCTTGGAGGAAGAGGAATGCCAGGTACAACATAAGAATTCCATTTTATAATACCAGGACCCGGAGCCAATGAAGGGCCTGCTGGGTATAGTGATGTAGTATATATCATTCCTTCAACCGAAAGTAAATGAATTTTACATCCTAGTATAAATAAGTCTATTAAAAATGAAGATTTTAATACTGGTGGTGTTTGGAACTCCATTCCCCATTGGCCTGGATTTACACAAATGTTTTGTGTTACTGCTATGTTTTGAGCAGCGCCTGGTGCTGGTATTAGAGGAATTGGGAATGGAGTCATTATAGCTCCTCCCCAATAAGCTTTTACTGCTGCTCCCAATTCTTTTAATAATGGAAAATTTCCACTTTGTTGTGCAAATGCTCTTGCTAGTGTTAATACTACCAAAGATTCCATCAACTCGGTATTTCCCTTTTGTACCTTACATAGATTTATTGATTGAAACCCTCTCTTTATACACAAATCATATTCCATTACCAATCGTTTGGCATACGCTTGGGGTGAAACAACTCCACGAGGATTTGCCATATATCCTAACATATTTGTTCTAAATGTTCCCCAGCTCATTATATTGTAAAGTTCTGCGAACTTAAAATTGTTTTTAATCTTGATTTGATGCTCGTAAAGGTAGCTGCATTTACGGGTGGGCCTGAAGGGCCTGCTGGTGTTGGGTGTGTCATCTGATTGATAGCATCTATAAGTTCTCCTAATATATCTACTAAAGTTTCTCCTTTAGCCATCTTCTCTTCATTACTTGAATTACCCAAATGTATTTCACCAGTACCAGATGTTATATTGAAGTCATTGTTATTTGTGGTTATGAATGTATCATCACCAAATGACATAAATGCTCCTTCTTTATTATCTATTGATATTGCACCATCTGATATAAATCCATAATTACCTTTTGAGTAAAAAATCATTTCTGATTCTTTTGATGAAATTATAACCCTACCACTATTAATTAAAATTTGGTCTCCTTTTAATTCAGATGGATAATCTCCAAATGATTTTGGTTTTTGTTTAAAGTTAGTTGAACCACCATCATCTACAACTCCCGGTTGGAATTCTAACTTACGTTCACCTCCTGATAATACGATTACACTACCGTCTTTGTTTATATCTTCTAGTGTAGTACCGCCATCTTCAGTATCATTTTGTGATTTATTATTTTCTCTGTTTCTTATTATTATAGATGGGTTTAGGGAATCTAACTCATTATTATATCCACTAAATCTTATTGATTGCCCAAATCTACTTTCTATCAGAGTGTCTCCTTCATATAATTTTAATTTATGTATAGATTGTGATTTATCATCTTCAAACACATCCCCATATCCTGTATCTTCTCCACTATTAGCATCACTTTTATTAGCTATTCCAGTGTTAGCTGTAGAACCATAATCATCTCCTGTATTTGAATCATCTCCAGTATTTGATATTCCTGAAAAAAATCTTTCTATTGCACTTGGGTCGTTATCTACATTTGGTGTTATATTATCATTACCTCTTCTATAAAAGTATCCTGTAGTTGATTTAAAAATGTCTACTTTTTCATTTTTAACTGGGAGGGTTGTAAAATTTTTATCTAATGGTGCAGCATAGTAGTCAGAATCCTTTCCTTCTAAAAATCCTTGATTCATTGGTATGAATTTTATATTACCAACCTTTCCAACACCAACTTTTCTTTCTGTAACGAGAGGATGTTGTTCATCTAATATGACATCAAGAACAATACCTTTGAATATTTCAGCATCATCACCACCCGGCCTTCTGTTGAAAATAGCTCCTAGTGGTCTAGAGTTAGTTCTTCTACGATTAATCCCCATTTTTATCTACCTTCTGTTTTAATTCTTCTACTTCGTTAGTAAGTTCATCAACCTTTGTTTCTGTATCATCTTTTACTTCAGATACAGTATCTTCTAATTGTTGTAATAATTGTTCTTTTTCTTTATCGGATAAGAATCCTATATCTCCTTCTGCTTTGTTATCAGATGCTATCATACGTTGTGCTATAGCTGCCATCTTAATAAGTGATTCATCGTTTCTAACTGAAGTATCAACTAAATCTTTTATGATTGGACCGATAACTGCCATATCACCAGAATGTCTAATAATCTTTTTCATTTCAGCTATTAGTTCTGATATTCTTACTTTTTTAGATTTTGTATTTTCGTAGATATCCTTAAATAATCCGCTTAAATCTTTACCAGGAAATAATTCAAAATTTGTACTCATAATAATCCTATATTGGTTTTATATAAATATCATAAACGAAAAAACCTCACTTTTTATAGTGAGGTTCTCTACTTAATTGCAATTTTATAAAAGTTTTGTAACTCTTATCCTTTATTTTTTAATATGTGGTATAAAACAAATGCTCCTACTAATCCGAGCAACCCTTCATTACTCAATCCACCCAAAATACCCATAATATTATCTACTACAGATACATTTGGCCAGAAAGGAATTACTGCGCCTTTAAATAGTACTTCAACCACTACTCCAAGAGCGATTACACTTATACCAATTTCAGTTAGTTGATTAGCCCAACCGCCAATCTTTTTTAGAAATTCCATACAATTCTCCTCTGTTTTTAGTTAAGTAAAATAACTTCTTCCTTAATAAAACGTCGGACATGTCATCAATAACTATAGTATATATGGAATAAAAAACACGCTTTTTGATTTTACCACAAATGTGTAAACAATATCGAGTGTCAAATAAAAAACCCAACCTTACGGGGCTGGGTCTTTTCTTGCTAATCACTTTAAATTACGATTAGTTTGTATGTCTATAAATATCTAAAATTTGTATTTTAATCGAAATCTGAATGTGTTTGAAGTATCCCATCCTACTCTATATGTAAAATCTTTATAGGGATAATCAATCGCAATAGCTGCATTTTTATTTGAATTAAACCAAAATTCTTTTTGTATCCATAGTTTAAATTTAGGAAACTTATATAATAGTCTTGGTTCTAATGTAGGTTCGTTCTTCTCTATTTTATAATGTAAAGGTACGCTTAAATAAAGATTAGAAGTTTCTTTCCAAAAATTATGTCTATAAGTAAATCGATTTTCTAAATCATCACTTCTATGCCTAAGTTCAAATCCTTTAAAGGTAACCGCTATATACGATTTACCATTGGTTCTCATTTCGTATCCCATTGATTGAGATAGTAGTGATTGGCTAAATAAGATTAACAATACTGTCAATAAATGTTTCATTATGCAAAGTGTTGAATAGCAATTACAATTGCTACCGAGATTGTAATACCTAATATTAATTTAAGAAAATCTTTACCAATCAATGGAAACACCTTTTTGAAGTTTCCAGATGATGAGAATGTACTCAATGCTAATTCCCTACCAGCCAACATTCCAATAAATACAAATGTAGTTGACATTGGTATATTGTTATATTGTTTAAAGTAAAGTAATAGGAATGCATAAACTAAATCTATGATTGTTGCTGAACGAACAAACTTGGTGTTGGTTTTTGATATTACTAATTGTTGAATCTTACCTCCACCGATTTTAAATACATAACCAAGAACTCCTATATAAAATAATATCATTAAAGAAGTTTCAAGCCAAGTATGTTCTCTTGGTAAGAATACTGCTATATTTGCATGGTCGTGTTGTAACCATTGAGTCCATAAGAAACCAGTAGAAAACCATTGTCCTATTCTCCACCATTTATCATATTTAGAATCTGGCTTTGTTTTTTCATCTATAATTTTAGAAATTACAAACCATAAGATATATGCAGTTACAGCTGCTACTCCATATCCTAAAAAACTCTTTACTAACATCTTTTCCATTATAAACGATGATGCAAAAGCTGATAGGACTAAGAATGATGTTGATACAGGTATTCCTTTTCTTGTAAGTAGTAGAAGTGCTAGTGGGGCAAGTACATGCCAAATGGTTGGTTCTATATAAGGTATCTTATCTAATCTACCATATGCAACATCACCCTGAAATTGACCATAGATAAATACTCCTGCTAATATAACAGAAGCAAATGCCCATAACCAATACCATTTGATATCTTTATTTGAGTTTAACCAAGTTCCTAAAGTTTGTAGTGAATCGTTTGCAATTACTGCGTATCCTGCGAGTAAAAAACCTAATAGTGCGAGTGTTTCCATATGATAGTGTTTTATATAACACACATACATACTGAAACTCGTTCAATTTGATGTTAAGTTAATATTATCTTTTCTTAAACTTTAATCGTTTTTTCTTAGAAATGAAGAAGTTACCTATCACTAAGTAATCCATATCACACTTTAGGAAGGTTTCGATGGCTTCTTTTGAGTTTCTTACCATCGTTTGGTCTTTAAGATTAAATGAAGTATTTAATATAATCGGATACTCATTTTCAATCTCAACTTGTTTTAATAATTTATATATTTTTTCGTTAAAGTTTTTCTTTACAGTTTGTACTCTAGCCGTTCCGTCTATATGTGTGATTGCTGGTAACTTATCTTGATACTCATCTCTAACTTGAACAATCTGATTCATATAAGGAATCTCATCGGTTAGATGAAAATATTTATTTCTATCTTTATAAGTAACCATAGGTGCAAACGGTCTGAATCCTTCTCTTTTCTTAACAACCATATTTACCCTCTTCTTCATTTGTGGGTCTTTTGGGTTTGCTAATATAGAACGATTACCTAATGCTCTTGCACCAAATTCTAATTTACCATCAACCCACCCAATAATGTTTCCTTTAGAGATTAGTTTAGCTACCTTTTTTATTAATGCGGTTTCGGTCATAACATCATAATCAATGTAGTTACGATTTTCGTATATAGAATATAATGCTTCTGTATTGGTTTCTTCTGGTCCTAAAAATGGAGTTTTGTTTTCTTTCCTATCGTTAGTTATATGATTCCAATAATTAAGTGCGGCTCCTATCGCAGAACCAGCATCAGATGGAGCTGGTGGAATCCATATATTTTTAAATGGTGTATTTTCTTTTATCTTTCCGTTGGCTGTTCCGTTATATGCACATCCTCCACTTAAACATAAGTTATCTGATTTGGTTTTGGTGTGTAGTTTGTTTAATAATCTAAAGAAGTGTTTTTCATAAACATATTGTAATGCAGCTGCAATGTTTTTATGTTTATCATTTAGTGGTTCGTTTGGTAATCGATTTGGAATACCAAATAATTTAGATAGTTTAGTATTAAACATTGTACTTTCTGAATGGTGGAATGAAAAATATTTAAGGTTTAGTTCAAACCCATCTTTAGTTTCTTTTATTAGTTCTTTAAATTTCTTTTCATAAAAAACAGGATGTCCATATGGTGCTAATCCCATTACTTTATATTCACCTTCGTTTGGTTTAAATCCTAAGAAAGCCGTTATAGTAGAATATAATAATCCTAATGAGTGTGGATATATAACTTCATTCATTCTTACTATTTGATTATCTTTAGCGTACGCAGATACAGTTGTATCCCACTCACCAACACCATCTACAGAAAATACGGCAGATTCTTTAAAGTCAGATGTAAAATAAGAATAAGCTAAATGAGATAAGTGATGATTTCCCATAACGATAATTGAATTGGGAAAGTTTTCTTGAAGAAGTTCATCTGATGTATCGGTGTATGGGAAGTTAAGTGGATTTTTCCAAAAATACTTCCAATAAGATTTCCAACTTCTATCAGTTTTTAGTTTTGGGTGTTCATAATAACAAACGGCGTGTATATCATCTCTTGATAGTCCATGCTTTTTAAGAGTCCAATTTATTGAATTGATTGGAAATCTATCTTCATGCTTTATTCCAGTAAATCTCTCTTCTTCTACTGCTGATAAAACAACTCCGTTTTGTAATAAAGCAACTGCTGAATCGTGATACCCGTAAGATATTCCTAATATGTAATTATTGGTGATACTCGTCATCCCAAAACTCATTAATATTCTCCTCTACTACATCTCCTTCTAAAAATGCATTTAACATTTTTTTCTGATGTTGTTTCATAACATTCACAACCTTAGTAATGTAGTGAGTTTTACAATCAGTCATTTCTCTGATTAGTAAGTATAAATGTTTTTTATTAAAGTTCTCTATATAATCTGCTCTTCTAAATAATTCTAATACTGCATCAGCGATTTGTATATCTCTTTTCTTTGTAAATACAACTGTAAGATTCTTATCCCAATAGCTTAACATTATTTTTCTGAATTCAGAGAACTCCTCATTCTGTTCTGTTTTATAAAAATCATTTTCAGGATTCCAAGTTACTGGCATTTCTGAAATTAATTGATTCTTCTGCCATCTTTTGTAGTTACCATTATTATTTAGAATCAAATAATTTTTTGCAATAATTGTAAAGTAAGAGAATGCCTTTCCTTTACCTTCTTTAAACATATGAATCTTTTCTACCATAGCAGATACAACTTCTTTTTGTATATCCTTTTTCGGTACATCAAAGTATGTAAACTTAAATGTGTTTAAAACATTTTCTGCTAATTTTTCAAAAGGATATTTAATCCCTTCATTGTATATTTGATTTTTCTTTTTTTGATTCTTACATTTATTATATGCAATAATAGCCTCTTGGGCAGGTGTACCAAAATACATTTTGGATTTTTTTCTTCTCGGTCTCGGCATTTCTTATTTAAATTTTTCGTTTAGCTCTGTTACTATTCCTTTTAGTTCTGTAAATACAGTACCAACCTCATCATCAGATTCAAAAGAACCCCTAATGTCTGCTTCCTCCATTCTGGCGTTTGCTTCTCTTACTCTTTCTGTAACATCAGAAACTGTTCCAACCAAATCATCTTCCAGTTGTTCGTTTTGTTTAAGTAAATTCCTTACCCCATATAGAAGTAATCCATTGGCTACAACAGATACTCCTAATAATATTTCTATAACCATTTTAATTTAATTTAATATCGTATCCACTAAATAGCTTCATATACGATGTTATCTTTGTACCATAAGCATCTTTAAAAACTTTACCATTTTTAAAGTATCTTTTTACTGAACCCTGTCCTCCAAGATGTGCAGCTGCTAATATACCACTTTCTGAAATGTACATACCATTGACTGTTTCACCATCGAATAAATCAATATAAGTTTGTAATTTTTCTTTGTTGTGTAGTAGTAAAGCCATCATAGCTTCTTCTTGTAGTTGTGGGTTGTTGAGGAATTCTTTACGAGTAACTTCAAATCCTAACCCTTTAAGAGTTGATTTACCAAATTGGTATTTACCCATATATCCCCAAGTGTTTGTAATATCATATCTATTACCACTTTCTCTAAATCCAATATCAGTTAAGAATCTGTTAAGTTCATCTTCGTGATATTTTTTGATTCTAAGTTCTTCAGCTTCTTTTCTGAGTTTTTCCTCTGTTATCAACTTATCATAGTTGTATAATTCGGATGTTGTTGCGGAATCTATCATTCCAAACGATAGTATTGATAACACCATCGTTGCGATTATTGTTTTTCTCATACGGTCTCCCTTTTGATTAAACTTCTTTACAAATATACGAAAAATATTTCATATATCCAAATAAAACTTGATTTTTTTTATGCTTTACCCATAGGACCGAAGTAAATGCCCCGCATAACATCTTCATCAATATCCACTTTTTTTCTTAATTCTTTGGCTTGTTGAATTAGTTTTGCGTATTCTCTTGCTGTTTCGTAGAACAGTTCAAGATTTGTTCGTAGTCTCTCTTCTACCTCTTCTTTAGTTATTAATTCCTTTTCAATTAACAATTCTAATATAGATTGATTAAGTAACGTTTGTTCCACTAAGTTATCCTTAATTTGTTTTATCATTTTCTTTTATATCCTTCAATAATGTTTTTATATTATCTCTAGTATCTTTTAAGTCCCCAAAAGAACCTTGAATGCTTTTTGGTGAATAACCTAATGAGTGTGCTAATCTTATTGTGATTGCTTTAAACTCGTTTATGTTCATATCGTCTGGAACTTCAAACTTAATTTCGTTTGCTTCTCTTACGTTTTGCTTCCATCCGTTACTGTATTTAAATATTAGTTTTGCCATCGTTCCATTGTTTTTTATACAATTTGATATCCTTTCTCCAATAATGGTAGTGCTTTTTTGTATTTCATAAACTCTGTTTCACCATCTGGAGATTTTATCATAATCCTTTCGTTTCTTCCATATTTTTTTTCAGATTTTCTTGTAGTACTATATGCTCTAATCTCATCAGTAATTAAAATACCATCTAAATGGTCAATCTCATGCTGAGCCACTACACATTCTAGCAATCCTTCATCACCAAAATAATTATGACCTTCTGTTCCAATCTTATCTGGTTCATCTGGTCCAAACTCTATCGTACCTAAGTTATCAGTCTCAACTGTAATGTTAATACTCCTTACAGTGTTCTTTGGTTTTCTCATTGTTTTGGGTAAAGATAAACAACTCTCAATATATTGAACTGCTTCTTCACTTCTTTTAGTTATTCTTGGATTCACTAACACCAATGGGTCTTTTATGCTTATTGCACACATTCGTTTATCTACTCCAATCTGATTAGCAGATAATCCAAACCCTTTGTGATTTTTTATTCCCGTCAATAAAGCTGCTCCAATTACATCTTGTTCTGATTTGTTTTTTGGAACATCTACTAATGGGGTTCTTAATTTACTTAAATCGGTTACTATTTTACTCATCAAATAATTTTAATTGTTTATCGTTTTCTTTCTTTGAATCTTCCCAAGTATGATTTGTTGTCCACGTTGGAAGTTCATCTACTAAAACTTGTTCTCTTGTGGATATATCTGCTCCTAATCTTCTACGAGTTACAGTCTTACCACCATCGGGTGAT